TGATACTGATTGTGCGCTGGCAGGATGAGCAAAAAAAGCTGGCCCCATTCCAACAGAACCTGCACCAGCTGTTAAAACACCTGCAACAGTCAAACCAGCATCGTGGTCAATGGTCATAGCTGTTCTGGTTTCGCCATCATCCTTAAAGCTAAAGACCATCGAAGGCTCAACCGTGTCTATATCTTCACCAGAAGCCATTGTGTTGCGGAATGTTGCAACCCTAGTTCCATACAAAATATCAACAAATCTACTTACGTCTGAATCGTTAAGTCGAAGGTTTGGCGAACCATCATTTAAAGTTACATCACCAGTTACCGTAAATGCACCCACAACATTAGTGGTGTCTAAATCAGTTGTGCCATCTACGTCTATGTTACCAGAAATATCTAGTGACCCAAATGACCCAACGCCTGTTGTCGTAATAGCAGATGAACCGTTGTCGATCGCGCCAAAACCACTAGTAATGCTACCAGCATTAAGTGCGCCTGTTGTGACGATGCTAGAGCTACCAGCAACCGCAGATGCACCAATGTCTGACAGGACTTCAGCCGCAGAACGCCCTTCAATGGCAGTGCCAGCTACGCGCAAGAAATCATCGTCTGCAACGCCGCTAGTGAATTTAGGCACATTGTTATTAGATATGCCTGTGTCTAGCGTGGCAGTGGCTGTAATAGCTGTACCGTTTAGAGTCATGGCATCAGCTTCTAGCGTGCCATCTACATCTACATTGCCACTTATGTCTAATGAAGCCGCCGCTATTTCACCACTGGCTGTAAGAGTGGTAATATTTGGATTAGCACCACTACCAGCCAATGACGCCATGTCAGCAATAACAGAGCTTGTAGCAAGTAAACTTAAATCTTCAACTATAGCACTTGTTGCCAATAAATTTAGGTCAGTGACAATATCAGATGTTGCTAATGTATTTAAGTCGCTAACAATGTCTGTTGTAGCTAATGTATTGAGGTCGCTAACAATGTCATCTGTAGCTAGTTTATTTAAGTCACTAACAATGTCACTTGTAGCAAGAGTGTTCAGATCGCTAACTACATCTGTAGTAGCTAAAATATTTAAATCTGCAACGATTGCACTTGTTGCTAGTGTATTCAAATCAGATACAAAGTCTGATGTTATTAATGAAGCAACCCCAGCCACGCTAGAAACTGCCGAACTAATACCAGCAACCGTTGTCACATTAGCTTGTATGCCAGCAACAGTAGTTACATTGGCTGATATGCCAGCAACAGTGTTAATGTTAGCTGTAATTGCAGATAAAGAATTAACATTAGCAATGGTTGGTCCTGCTTCTGGTGCGCCAGTAGATGCGTTAAAACCTAGAACCGTTCCTACTCTGGATGCTTTGAGTGGCAGAGTCATAGCTACTGCGGAATCGCTATCTTCTAGCCTTAATGAGCGATCAACGTCATCTTTGCGGTCAGCAAATTGCGCTGTTATTTTATCGAGTTCCGTGTTGAGAGTTGCTATCTGAAACGAACCCTGTGCTGGGAAGTCAGTAGTGCGTTCAAGTGCAATGTCTCTGGTTATAACTACTGTGCTACCGCCTGTTGCGCCTGTAACGCTTATTGCAACCGCGCCTGTAGATCCATTGCCACCGCTTACAGTGTAATGTGTTGTTAAGGTTTTAAGGGTGCCATCTACATAAACCTTTAGGTCAGCACTAGCAAAAAACTCAAACGAAACCGTAAAGGAAGTTTGCGTTGCTCCCTGTGCTACGGTGTATGATACGCGTGGCGTATTGTCTGATAAGTTAATAGTCATGGCTAGATCCTACCTTTCATGTGGATATGGCTCAACTCACAATTAATAGCGTCCCCCAGCAAACGCTCTTGCTGTTTCATTTGTAGTGTCTTTCAAGAAATGTAATTGTGCAAATGGTAGTCTGCGTAACAAATCAGCACTACCCTCGCCATAATCACCACCTAAAAACTTTGCAACACCTCTACCTACATCAACAGCATATGATGGACCAGCACCACCCACTGCTGTTATAGCATCCAGTGTGTTTTCTTTCTGATTAAACTTAGGTTTTATAATACCAGCACCAATATCAGGACCGCCAAGAGCCATACTTATGCCCATAGAAGTATAAAACAAATCAGAGTATAGTGCCGCTACACCAGAAGCATCAAAAGATCTAGCAACCTTATCAGTAAGGCTCATTTGTTTCATTTGCCAATCTTTGTATTTAAGCTCCATGCTCATATAGCCCAAGCCCATAGATGCGCCAACAGCTATAGCACGGTTTTTAACCTGACCCTGTGCAATAGAAGCGGTAATTTTATTAGAAGCGGCAAAGCTATAAGATAAGAATTGGAATGGCATAGAAAGAAAAGCGTTTTCAATGCGAGCATAGCCTCTATATTTTTTGTCCTCTTTCATACCAAACTTTTCTGCAACGTGCATAGGTACATAGAACACACCATCAACAGCAATAGGTTTATCTGCTGGTGTACCCATAAGAACTGTATTGCCAATGCCGCTATTCATTGAAGCACGAAAGTTTTCTACAGTACCTTGAGTTGTTTTACGAACTCTAATTGGCTTTTCTTTTTTCAAACGCTTTAAGGCATGATCGTTAATACGTTTTTCATAATTAACATCTGATTCGCCCTTTTTTTTCTTAAACTTGCCATGAAACATTTCATGCAAAAGAATAAAATCAGCAAAGTCTTTTGATGTTTCAAAACTATCTGCGTGCTTTAAAAAATATTCTGCGTGCATTAGTTCATCAGGCTTCATTGTAGATCTTTTTTTATCAATATTAGCCTTATATTTATCTGGATAATTTTTAAATGAATTGAATCTTTTTTCTACATTAGTAAAATCTAAATAAACAACACCGCCTTGATTGTGTACATACTCATGCTGTCCAAAAGTTTTATCAGAATCAGGCCAGCCCCATTTCTTTTTAGCGGCGGCATACTCATCTATATCTGTTACAATTCGGCTAACATTAAACTCACTACCATATCTAAACACAATGGTATCATTGCCTAGATCCATATAGTTTACAGATTCCTGCCGCCCTGTAGTCCATTCGCGTGTGTTTGGCAAATACAAACCATTGTCTGTTTTATCCCAAGGAGCATTAGCTATTTCAAATGCCTCTTGCTTGCCAATGTTGTAACGAGCCAAGTAAGAAATTTCAAAGTCAGATGCGGTTCCGTTAGTTACTTTTACAGAATAATCAATAAGCGTATGACCCCTAGCCATAGCGTCCATCTTTTTAAATATGGTTGTCATAGGTGCAACGCCATTAAGCATAAAGAAACCAGTACGCATCTTAGACATCAGACCATCATTCAAAGGGTTGTTGCTCATGTTTTCGCTAAAGCGCATGTGAGCATCACCCTTAAGTATATCTATTATTTCGCCAGCAATACGCCCTTCTTCTGCTGTCATTCTAACTTTGCCATTATCCATAGTGGCAAACAAAGACTTCCAGATAGTACCCATTTCATGTTCCATCATAATCTTGGCAAAATCAGGCAGGGTTGAAAAGCCAGCAGAACCTAGATAGTTCATCATAGCCAGATCTTTCAAAACTATAGCGGCCTTCAAACTCAAAGCTTCTGGATTGCGAATGACTGTGCCTTGGACACGATCATTAAGGTGGCGCACATCCCGCATATAACGATTTATTTCCTGCTCACTCAAACCGTTAGCAATCAAACCATCTTCAATTTCATCAAGCTTATCATCAAAACTTTTACCAAACTTTAATGCTAACTCGTACTGTGGCGCAATCTTAGCTGTGTAAGTTTTCATTACTGTAATTGGATTCTGCTCAATAAAATCAACAACCAATTTGTTTGGTATATCTACTTCACGATGACGAAAGTGTTTTGATCTGCCATAGCCATAAGATGCAACTGACTCTGCTGTAACATCATCAATGCCAAGAATCTTATCAATAGTATCGTTTACTCTTTTTGCAACAGCCTCAGGGCTAGAAGATGTGCGTACTTGTGACCACTTGTTATCTTTCATTACATAAACATATGGATTGTTTTGATACCATGTTCTAAGTATTTCAAACAATTCAGCACGATTAGCTTCTATATGTTTTTTATTCCAATAACGCGGATGAAACTTTTCTTCGTTTGCTGGCATTAAGCGTTGATTTTTCATAGACTCAACTTGCAAGTCAGCATTTTCTTTTTCGCTTTTTGCTTTAGAAACCATTTTTCTATTATGTGCTAACCGTCTATCTTCTAACTCAGTTCTATTAGGTTTGTTTTTAAGACCATCAACTATTGATTGACGCTGTGCTATTTCACCATCAAGGATCATAGACCTATTTTTGTAATGGCTTACACTGCCTATAAGACCAGTAGATGAAAGACGTTTTTCCCATTCTTCATAGTAGTTATCTAACAGCTTCATAGCTTTTGATGCGGCTTCTGACTTTGGTGCTTCACCCTTCATCCGCATGACATTAACTTCTGTAATAAAGTCAAAGAAATTTGCTGATTTCTTTTCACGCTTTACTTTTTTAATTACACCTTCAACAGTTTCTTTGGCATTGTAATCAAGTATGGTTTGTCTGCCTTTGCCATACTCTTTGCCATAGATGTTACGCAACTCATCATACACTTGAACCCACTCACCATCGCGCATAGCGGCCTTCTGATACACAGAAGGTCCAACTCTAAAGCCTTTTGTGTGTAGATTTAGAAGTATGCCGCTATCACCAGCAATATCTAAGGCAAACTTTTTAGCTTCGTCAGTTATTTTTGAATTTTGCAACTGTCTTTTCATTGGTGTTGTTACAAACTGGTAAGCCCAGCTATCAGTCCACAAGTTCTTAGGCAAAGAATAAGGATTATTTATCTTTTTAATTTCAGCTTCATCTAATGATCTCGCGGCTTTTTCAGCAGAAAATAAATTAAACTGATCTTGTCTGGCATTGAGTTGTTTCTGTGCAACATTAAGGCTTTCAGTAGCTTCATCTAAAGATGCCTTTGTCGTTTTCATATCGTCTGGTGTTACAGCTTTGTCATACTCTGCTTTACGCGCAGTAACAGTTTCTAATATGTCATCTACATTCTTTTGCATTGTTGCTATAACTCTAGGATCGTTATCTACAACAACATCAATCTCGTAGTTTTCTACCTGAGACAGTGGGCGATCAGGCGTAGGCTTAACATAGTTTGTGTTAATGTCTGGTGTATGTGCTATTTCTCTTTCACCTAACGCCTGTTTAGTGGCTAAAAAAGCATTGGCTCGTCTAGTAGAGGGCACAGATATAGCACTGCTTATTAAGCCGCCAGCTACAAAAGCTGAACCAATATTTAATGCAATTTCTGTTTTTGTGCCAACAGGATCAAACGGCGCACGAATTGTTTCTAATCCTGTTTGTAAAGCTCCAACAGATGCACCGCCTCTTAGGAAAGCCCTACCCAAGCCAATGCCAGCACCACCAAAGGGTAATGCAACAAGGTTAATAGGATCAGCAAGGCCAGCAAAAAAGTGCTGACCAAAAGTTGCCTTGCTAAGTATGTCACGCCGTTGAATGTTTTCATCAATCGCACGTTTAAGTTCGACCATATGTTCTGCATTTTTGGCATCCATTAAATCATCACGATATGCTTCATAGCCGCCAATATCTTCTAATGCTAAATAGCTTTCATCTTCTTCACCGCGAAACTTAATAGCATTGCTTATAGACTCAATAATCGGATCATATGTGTAGCCAACAGATGCACCAACAACCTCAAAGTAACTAGGATCGTCCCTTTCAAGTTGTGTCTGTGCGCCTCTGTATAACAAAGAGTTATGTGAAAACGGATCTAGTACAGGCATTATCTAGCAACACCTCTCTTAATGTCATCAAGATACACATAAAGAAAATCTGTAACGGTCCTTCCTTTGTCATCTACATAGGTATATGTAAACGGCTCAAGTCCACCATCTTTATCTAAAACCACAGCCATGTATTGAACATTTTCTGCTACTGTTCCCGAGTACCGCATAGGCTGTAATTGTAATCTTGTTTTACCTTTTACAGTTTGTATATCTTCTGTACCAATTTCTTCTTCAATTACATTTTGATAAGTATCCCTTGGCATAAGTTGTTCTCTAGCTAAAGCTTTATATGACAATCCAAATCGTGCATCTTTGATCCCAAGATCTGCAACTACTTTGTTTAAGTAATTTACTGCTGGCAAAACATTATCACCAAAAACACCTGACAATGCTTGCCTAGATTTACCTACTGGACCAAATGCAGGATCGATAACTACGCCCTGTGTATCGTGATAATGTTGCTCATAATAGCGAGTCATATCACTAATAATTGTATCTTTATCTTTATTGCCAGAAGCAATTTTGTATTTTAGATAAGAGTTCATTTCTAAAAAAACATTTGCATTGTTGGTTCCAACAATACCTTGAAGAAGCCCCTCTAAAGTTTCACCCTCATCAAGCACTTTTTTTACTTTTTCTTGATATTCACTTTCGTTGTTTACTGCATCTGATAATGTAGCCGCAATCTTTGGAAAGTCATTGATGCCATTTTCTGACATGCTTGCCGCATAAAGAGTTTCTTCAAATGCACTAAATTCCTCTGCTGACAAAACATTTTGCCAAAGGTTTTTTTCTTGCGTTGAGCCTTTAACTCTAACACTAGAAAACATTCCAAAGTAACTAACAGCTAAATTAATTCTAGCTGGATCATCAACCATTCCAGAAATAGCACTTTTAACAATACCAACAGGAGTGCTTGGAATTACACCACCACTTGCTAAAACTTTAGGTTTCCATTGTTCTTGTGTGTTTATTGCATCTGCTGTCAGAAAGAAAGAAGATGGTCGTCCATTTAAAATAATTTCTTCCATTTCATTTTGATGACTTTTTGTTGTTGGGCTTCCTATACTATTTATGAAACTTTCTCGTATATTTTGTTTAGATGCAGACAAAGAATTTTGATTTATAACAGCCCTTTTAGCTGTTACAATAGCCTGTGTATCAGCACCAATAGAATCTCTATCAACATCAAACTCAGCGTTTTTAATTATAAAGTCAGCTATGGCTTGTACATCATCAGGAAGATCAACTTTTAAATCTCCTTCGTTATCAATGTAATCACGAAAATCTGTAGCTTCTTCTAAGTCAGTTACACCATTAACATCTTTAATTAGACGATCAAATAAAAGCTGTCTTGTTCTTTTCTTTGCTGTTGTTGTATCAATGTCAGATTCTAGCTTCTGAGCTATGCTATCTAACTTACCAAACCAAGCATTTAATGTGTCCTGTGCCGCAAAAAGATCACTGCTTTTTATATGCTTATCTAAAGTATCATTAACTTTTTGCGCCTCAGGTTTAATGCCAAGCTTTAACTGTACTTTTTCATCATCCTCTTTTTGCTTTTCTTCCTGATCAATATCGGTTTGACGCATCCTTTCATCTGCTTCTGATTGCCCTAAATTAGCTTGGATTCCTCGCAAATCAGTATTAATTGCGTCAAAATGAGTATTAAAATCTTCATTGCTCATCAATTCAGACGCAACATCTTGTAAAGATTCGGGCAAAGTAGAAATATTTTCTACATTTCCTGTTTGCAAAACTATTTGTAAATCATTTATATCGCCAGATTCTAGATCTTCATTATCTAAAATAATTTGATTTATGCGTCTTGTTGCGCCTCTAGCCTTTGCAAGACTAACAGTTCGCCTTAATTTTTTTGCTTCTGCATTACTAATAAACTGAACATCACCATCAACATTTTTTTCTATTAATTCTTCAGCTAAAAAAGAAGCGTTACGAGCATCTTCTAAAGATTTAGAATCGCCTAAACCAATTAAAGATTCTATTTTATTGGCAAGATCGTTTACATCTAGTTCAATTTGCTGTCTATTTTCTTCATGCTGTTTTTGACTCTGTTTGCTCATTAAGTTAAGAGAATTGGAAGCCAGCATTGCGCTTCCAATATTTTCAATAATGTTTGCAAACTTAGGCACTGCCGTACCCTTTGCGTTTTCAATATAAGTTCCGAAGTCTGTCTTAAACTTAGCCACCCCATTGGAATCATTTTGATAAAGAATTGCTAATCGTTGCGCTTCTGCACTAAAATCTTGTTCAGTTTGCGATACGTAACGGCGTTCAATAATATCTTGATACGCTGTTCTTGCCTCAACTCCAAAGCCAGACGGAATGTTAAACGCTTCTGGCTCACCAGTAATAGGATCAATAGTTCTAATGTTGGCGGCAGATGCGGCCTGTGCTGTTTCTATACCTTTTTCTCTTGCTTCACGCTTTAACTCATTAAAAGATGACTCAATCATAGTATCAGCTAGGCGACCGACACTTGCCCACTGCTCAGACAATCCTGTATCAGAGCGAATAACACCGATTGGCTTTGTTATGTTTTGTCTTTGTTGCCTAATAACCGCCATGATTCACCTATTTATAAATATGATAACGATAAATGCCAGATGCTAATGAACTAGCCGCGTTAAGATAAGATGTTCTTATTGCAGTCTGACCTTTGAATGATTCCATTTGCCCAAGGGTTCTGCTTTGTGATGCTTCTTGTAATGCACCAGACTCGATAGCAGAGATGTCGGAAAAAGCTATTTCTTTTTGCCTGTTCATAAATGATCTCAAAGACATGTCTGACGTATCTCTATTAAGAAACGCTTGGAAAGATTGGTTAGCAGACTCAGCAGTTCTATATTGTTGCGTCCTAATATTAGCCCTTTCAAGACCAGCAATTTCTTGTTGCATAGCCTGTTGCTTGTATTGCTCTCTATTAAATGCCGCTTCACGTTTAATAGCCTTGCCTTGTTGCAAACTTGAAAGCATTGAAAGGCCAGTAGCGGCAATCTGAATACCTAGTGGAATAGCCATTAGAACGATACCTCTGCTATAATACCATTAACTTGCAATGATAATGGTGCTGTTTGTTTAATTGTAACTACTGGATCTTTGCTATAACCCAATAATCTAAATTCTTCTTTGCCAGTAACAGGCGTTCTTGAAAGACTAAAATCATCTGTTACCTGACGAATAACTAGATTCTTATCATTAATCGACACAGACAAGGTATCTAATAGATCTACCACTACCCTGTTAACAGAGCGAGGTTCGCCTGTGAGTGGCCCTCCCGCTATCTGAGCATCAATCGGTAGTGTTTGTGCCTCAACATTAAAGTCATAGCCAATTTCAGCATTTGTTATTTCTTGTATAGCAGACACATCTACATTGCCACTAGCAACAGTAAACTCGCCAAGGTAATCAGTATCATTAACAACCTTTACCTTTGCTCCATTAGCAAAGTGACTAGACACATCAAATACACCAGCAGTGCCAACAAACTTATCAGAGAAGTCCATATTCATAGCAGAGTTAAACTCCATAAGAATAAACTTCTCAGTGCCAGCACCTAGATCAAATCTGCCTACACAGAACACTCTATCATCTACTGTGCAAACAGAATCAAATCTTCCATTAGTAGTCCACTGCGACCACCCTGCACGTTGTTCTGCTCTGTTAGATGTAAAGACAGCTATTGTGCCATCAAGGTTTAATACAAAAGCATATGACTCAGGACGGTTAATAGCTCCTCTAAGGATGCACATTTGTACAGGCGAGTTAATTAAATGCGGTGATAAAACAGATATACCAGTGGCTACATAAGCCGCTTCTGAATCTGAAAATATGTACTCGCGTACAACAGATCCATTTTTTTGCACATATATTGTTGCACCATCAAATGACTCTGGACGTACAAAGTTACTGCCATATGGCGTCTGTCTGCGTATCTGTGCGTTTGTTGGCGTGATAGCCTTCTCAGTAAATGAAGGTATGTACATTTCTGATGTCGTTGTAAATATCTGTAGATCACGATTAGAGGTTAAATGGCGTATAGTATTAATCTCACCAATAGCCGCAGTCAGATCAATAGCATCGCCATCTTCACCATCACCTACATCGAAGTCAAAGTATGATGCTGGTTTGCTAGCCCATATACCATCAGGTTGTGCAACAGAACCAGCTAGCCACAATCTGTTTTCGTGTAGCGTTACAGCCGCAGGAAAGCCGCGTAGTGTGCTATATGATTGCTCACCCCATTCTGTAGTGGTGGCATGTGTTTTAATTTTAGGTGAACCGCCACCAATAGTAGAAGCATTAGCATTAGCACCAGCAGTTACAACAATTACATTCTCATCAATAACCTCTTGTACAGCTTCAGTGCCATTGATTTGATTTGCCGATATACCTCCTACACCACCAGCCTCACTAATGACTATGCTATCATTTACAGCCAAGCCATGAAGCGGGAATGTAATGCGTATATTTGCACTCCCATCAGTTGTTTCTATAGCGTCTGTAGCAAGTTTGACTTCTAACTTGTCAGTTACGTTACCAGTTGCTTGTGTTGCTGACTGGACAGAAGTGATTATAATTTCATTTTCATGGTAACGAAGTGTTACCCCAATGTGTTTTGAATCAGCATAGTTACCGCCAGATTGACTTCCTGTTATATCAAAGTAAGCCGCACTTGTAGTTAAAGTTATGCCATTACCATTATCAGCAGAAGGATCAAGGGTCATGCCTACTGGTTGAAATGAATAGAATGGTTGATGTACCTTGAACCCATCTGGACTTTCATCAAATGTAAGTGTTTCTAATTGGAATGTTGTAAGGCTAGTTCTTACAAGTTTGCGTGTCATAAAGGTTTGATGCGCTATGAACATAACATCGCCAGCTTGTGCGTATGTTAGTTCAGAAACAATCAGATCGCTAAATGGTATAGCCGCAGATGATGTATCGGCTGTTAATGTTTGAACCAAAGATATTGCGCCTGTTGTTGGGCTTATCTGAAATACTCTTATCTTAGCGTTTTCAAGACTTACTATGTATCTTTCATCATCAGAAAAGATAAACGGCACAACTCGTACTTGTTGTTTTGTACCGCCAGTAAAATCAGTAACAGCTAATCTGGTCGTATCAGAAGATGTTACAGTTAAGTTTTCAGTGGGATTTACAGGAGTATCTCTAGTTACAGTCACTACTGCCGCAGATGGATTAGCTACAGTAAATCCAGTTACTGCATTAAGAGCAGTAAAAATGTTATCAGCAGTTGTATTATTACTTTCATTTGCCCTAACAAAATGAGTGTTGCCAGAAGGAGATGAAGGGCTTTCTCCACTAGAAGCCTCGAACTCTAGTGTAATTTTATCACTGCCAGTAAACAAAACTAAAGTAGAGCCAGTAGCAATATTAGCATAATCACTAACTGTTATTGTGCATGTTGTCGCTTCTACAGCAGTGTCATACTCATAGATTTTTTCCGTACCAAATCTTTTAAGTAATCCACCTTCATTGCGTAAGAAGAAGTTTTCTACCTTCTTAGCAGAGTTATTGTAGATAGGCGTATCCGTCCTTGAAACCAAAGACGGACTGACTTCTCCAAACTGAAAGTTGCTAATAGGTACGCGAATACGAGCCATTAACTTCGCCTTTCAGTAATAAACCTCGATGTTGGGATACTGCGTGTTGTCTGTTGTTGCGAATCAAGGCTTCTAGCCTTTGCCATAGTTTGTGTGCCAGCAGATTGCATAAGTTGTGCAAGGCTAGCATCTCTTGCAATAGATGTGGCAAAGATATTGGCAAGCGCATATTCAACAGCAATGACAAAGTATGAAGGCCAGTTTTCTTCATTTGCCCTAAATGTGTAATCAATTATTAAACTATCGCTTGTTGTTGTATCGCTAAATACTTTGTCACCATAAATCTGGTAATCAATTAAGTTGTCATTAATTGTAACTGAGTGAACCATTAAGGTGTCATTAGGTAGCTGATGTGCACGATCATAACGACCAGTAGGTATATCTGTTAGTAAATTCATTACTGCCTGATTGGTGGCAAATCTCCACCTTGTATTTACTAATGATGCTCTAGCTACATCTTCATACATATTAACAGCCACAAGTGCTTCTGTACTACCTTCATCAAATGAAGTAATTGGGTTTGCTCCAATAAGAATCAAAGCCCTAGAACAAATATCAATAGCTGAATCGGCGGTTGTACTGGTAACTGTCATGTATAGCGAGGGGGGCCGAAGCCCCCCACTCCTTTAGTCTGAGTCTGTTTCAGCGATAGCTGTGCCATCAGACACATCTACTACTGTGCCAGTATTTGACAAAACACTTACAAAACTTGTTGTAGGAGTGTTTGTGTCAGCCACAATTATAACATCTCTAATAGCTAGCATATTTGCCGCATCGTTAAAATAACCAGCAGAGTTAACAGCCGCAATAGCGTCTGTAGTTGTGTAAGCCCACAAGTTAATGTTTGATGCACCAGCTAACCGAGATAATCCTGTAGCACTAAAAGCCATTTCAATATCTCCTATTAGTTGTTGTCTAAGACTTCATAGATACCGTTGTCATCAATAACAACAGCACCCATTGACATCATGGAAGTTCCAAGGTGTGAGACACGCTCTGGAACGTAATTCAACTCAGTGGTAACGTCAGCACCAACACCCAGACCCACAGAAGATGTGTGGTATGCCATGTTTTTACCAGCAGTTACGGCTGATGTTGAAAAGATTTTGAAGCCCAAGAACTCTTTCATGCTCATGCCACCAGCGTAAGGTAGATTCTGCTCACCTACAAAGTCGCTAGAAGCAAACTCTGTAATAGCAAACAGGTCAGCATAACCTTTCGGGTGCATAGCAAGATAGCGTCCACCGTCCTCTGGAATATTAGCAGAGCCGAATGTCTCAAACAAAGACAGCAGATCAGCTTTTTCCAAAGCAGAACTTGTGTCGTGGATCTGAGTTGAGTTTGCACCAGCATCCATAGCTGTAATCAAAATCTCATCAGTTTTACGACCAAGTGCGGCGGCGG